CAGAGTAACAAATACTTTGAACAAAAACTCAAAAAATAAATTTAACGGAGAGAAGATATGGCCTTTCAAGTAAGTCCTGGCGTAAACACATCTGAAATTGACCTTACTAATGTAGTAGTATCCGCTGGTACTTCTGTTGGTGGGTTTGCTGGTAGGTTCAATTGGGGGCCAATAGAACAAATTTCTTTGGTTACAGATCAAGATAACCTAGTAGATATGTTTCAAAAACCAGACGATAACAATTTTGAAGCATTCTATACTGCAGCTAACTTCTTAGCATACACAAGTGCTTTGAACGTTGTTCGTGCTGCTAACACAACTTCATCAAATGCAGCTGCACCAAAAAATGCAGCTGCAAATACCGCAACATATGTAAACGTTCAGACAACAACTGTTGAAAGTTACTATAACACATTTGATCCAGAACAAAGTGGAGCAATTGGTGGTGGTATTTCAGGATTTGCTGCACTAGGACCATTTATAGCGAAATGGGCAGGTGCTTTAGGTAACAGTCTTAAAATGTCAATTTGTCCTGCTGATAGACCTTCTGTTACAGGAACAAGCACAGTAACTTGGACTGCTTCAACTGGTGTATTAGAAGGAACCGCAAGTTCTTTATTTTTAGATGAATTAAGAGTTGGAGATGCTATCAAAATTACTGACGAGGTAGGATACCATATAGTAGCTGGAATTACTGATTTGAATACCGCATCAGTATTTGCAACAAGTTCATCCGATACAGCTGATGCGACGGCCAAAGCATTTACAATACAGAAACGTTCTGCGTTTTCGACAACTTCTACTTTTATAAAGGGAACAGCTGTAACTACTGCTGATTCAAAAGTTGTAACAGGAACAGGAACAATGTTCGACAAACAGTTTGTTGTTGGTGATACAATAGTAATTGGTGGAGAATCACACAGAGTTAATACTATCACATCAAATACGGTTATAGGAACTTCTACGAAATTCAACGGTACTAATGCTACCGCTGCTATCGCAAGAGAATGGGAATACAAAGGTGCATTTTCTACAGGAGCACCAACGACTTCCACTTTTGCTGATGACAAAGATATGGCACAAGATGAAATTCACGTTGCTATTATCGATGAAAATGGTGATTGGTCAGGAACAAAAGGAGAAGTTTTAGAAGCACACGCTAATTTGTCAGTCGCAAGTGCATCAAGAGATGGTCAAGGTGAAGATATTTTCTACAAGAATTTCATCAATAAGTATTCAAAATATGTGTGGTGGTTAGACCATCCAACAATGGGTGCTCACGGAACAACTTCATCTGCAGTAGCCGGTAACGATACCGCTGGTAACGGAACATTAGTTACTGACGGAACTGCAACATTCCGTGCTTGGGGTGCAACCGCTGATGCATCGGGTGCTCAAACACAAGATACATTTGAAAATGCATCATTTCCATTGTCACTTAGTTTTAATGGTGGAACAGACGGAACAGGTCCGTCAGGTGCTGATATTATTCGTGCATATGACCTAATGGCATCTGCTGAAGATGTGGATATTTCACTTGTGTTGTGTGGTAATCACAGTTCAACAGTCATAAGACACGTTATTGATAATATTGCTGATGCAAGAAAAGATTGTGTTGCTTTCTTTTCACCAGAAAAAGCAGATGTTGTTGGTGTAACAGATTCTTCAACTGCTACAGATAACGTAATTGATTTTAGAGATACAGTCAATAAAAATTCCTCTTACGCTGTTATGGATTCTGGATATAAGTATCAGTTTGACAAACACGCTGATAAATTCAGATATGTTCCATTGAATGGTGATACAGCTGGAACTTGTGCTAGAACAGATCAAGTTCGTGATCCTTTCTTTTCCCCAGCTGGTTTTACCAGAGGTCAGATTAAAGGTGTGGTAAAACTTCCTTACAATCCTAAGAAAGCGGAACGTGATAAGTTGTACCAAGCACAAGTCAATCCTGTTGTTTCATTTCCAGGCGAAGGAACACTCCTTTTTGGAGATAAGACACAATTAACTAAACCATCTGCGTTTGATAGAATCAACGTAAGACGATTATTCATTCTTCTGGAAAAAGCAATTTCAAATGCTGCTAAGTTTCAGATGTTTGAATTCAACGATGAGTTCACACGTTCACAGTTTGTTGCAATGGTAGAACCTTTCTTGAGAGACATTCAAGGTAGAGGTGGAATACAGGACTTTAGAGTCGTGTGTGATGCTTCTAACAATACTGCTCAAGTTGTAGATTCTAATTCGTTTAGAGGAGACATTTTTATCAAACCTTCACGTGCTATCAACTTCATCCAACTCAACTTTGTTGCTGTTAGAAGTGGTGTAGAATTCTCTGAAGTCGTTGGTGCTGTTTAATATTTTTGATATAAATAATTACAACAAGATTAGGAGAAATTAAATGGCAATAGGAAAAATTTCAGATTTTAAGTCGGCGCTCTCATTAGGGGGCGCTAGACCTAGTTTATTTGACGTTCAAATATACTCTCCGTCTGGACCTGAAGGGTTGGAGGCACTACGGAAATCTCAGTATCAATGTACTACTACTTCAATTCCTGGCTTAACTATTACACCAATAGAAAAGCAATACTTTGGTCGAACAGTTAAAATCCCTGGCGAAATGACGTTTGGAACTTTATCCACCACGTTCATTAATCCAGAAGATTATGGAATAAGAATCGCGATGGAGAAATGGGCAGAGTATATTAACGGAAGCGAAAACAATTTAGCGGGGAGTGTGGTTCCGGCTGATTGGTATACTACGATTATAATAAGACAATATACAAAAGATGGTAGTGTAGCAATAGACTTTAATTTTCAAGATTGTTGGCCAAGTGCTGTTGATGCAATGGAGTTAAGTTATGACACAACAGGTGCAATGGAAGAATTTAATGTTACTTGGGAATATAACTATTACACTACAACTGCTCAACTTACTTCCACAGACTTGGGCGACCAAGAATAATTTAAAAGGAAAAATATGGCATTTGCAGTTTCACAATTTAAATCTAACATTGCTTCAAACGGCGGGGGCGCAAGACCTAATTTATTTAAAGTAAAAATAGATAATTCGATTGATGGGTCTTTATCTTTCAAAAACAACGAAGCTATACTAGTTAAATCTGCACAGATTCCAGGCTCAACTATTGCTGCTCTTCCTGTAAACTATGTTGGAAGACCAATTAAATATGCTGGATTTAGAACTTTTGATAACTGGACGACTACTATAATTAATGATGATGACTTTTCTATGAGAAATAAGATCATGGAATGGATGAGAACAATTTCTGGTCAATTAGACGGCGAAAGAAATACGGATTATGGTCCTTATGCAACTGTAGATGGAGCATATTTCGAGGGACAAGCTACCGTCACTCAGGTAAACAAAGACGGTGAAGATGGTCAAAGTTACACCATTAATAATATTTGGCCTACAAATCTTGGGGAGATTGCTCTTTCGTGGGAAACTGACGGTATAGAAGAGTATTCAGTAGAATGGTGCTTTGATACATGGTCATCAAACTAATCATAGAAATAGATAAATGAATGGCTTTCGGAATCTCAGAATTCAAATCAAATCTAACAGGGGGTGGTGCACGATCATCCCTTTTTAATGTTAATCTTAACTTCCCCTCCGCTCTATCGGTAGTCGGTAGTGACAAATATAAATTCCTAATTTCAGCCTCATCTATTCCCGCATCTACACTTACAACATACGACATATTCTATCATGGAAAAGCACTAAAAGTTGCATCCGATAGAACTTTTGACGCGTGGGAAACTACAATTATCAACGATGAAAATTTTGATATACGAAAAAATCTTGAAAGATGGATAAATTTAGTGTCAAAACCTGACCTAAATACTAGAGATATCGATATAGTAGGAACATCTGCAGTCAACGAAGGCACTAATGCTGATTACAAAACAGATTTAAATGTAACTCAGTATAGTAAAAATGGGAAGTCATTACAAACCTATTATTTTAGAGGTGCGTTTCCAACTTCAATATCTAGCATTCCTCTTAGTTGGGAGTCTAGTGCAATAGAAACTTATACTTGTAATTGGGCATATGATCATTGGGATCGAAAAGACGTTCTTGGTGGAGATGAAACAGATGAATAAACATTATATTAGGAGAATAAATTATGGCTTTTGAAATATTCGGTTTCAAAATTGAAAGAAAGAATCAAGGAGCAGCAAACGCAAGTGTTCCAGCATTTACTATGCCGGAAAATGACGATGGTTCCATGATGGTATCTGGAGCTGGTGCTTACGGAACTTCTCTAGATTTAGATGGTCAGTATAAAACCGAAATTGAACTGATCCTAAAATATCGTGAAATGGCTCAAACTTCTGATTGCGAAATAGCAATAGACAATATTATCAACGAATCAATTGTAATAGATGATACACGAAATCCTGTTGATATTATCCTTGACAAAACAAATCTATCTGATGGAATCAAGAAAAAAGTAATTAATGAATTCAATACAGTATTGGATTTGTTGAATTTTAATAATTTTGGTTACGATATTTTTCGTAGATGGTATGTAGAAGGTAAATTATACTATCATATTATGATTGATGAGAACAATCCAAATCTTGGAATTGTTGAACTCCGTAGTCTAGATGCTACAAAAATCAAAAAAGTAAAACAGATCAATCAAAAAGATACAGCTGACCCAAAGAAAAAAGAAGTAAGTGTCAATTCAATGTTCAATTATAATGAATCTGGATTGGGAAATAGAACTTCTGATGGTATACTAATTTCAGGTGATAGTATCGCATACTCTACTTCTGGTTTACTCAATCCTACAAAAACTGGTGTATTATCCTATCTCCACAAAGCAATCAAACCACTCAATCAACTCCGAATGGTAGAAGATGCTATTGTCATCTATCGTATCTCACGAGCACCTGAACGAAGGATTTTCTATATTGATGTTGGTAATCTACCTAAATTAAAAGCAGAACAATATATTCGTGACATCATGACACGATATAAAAATAAACTGGTTTATGATTCAACTACTGGTGAAGTCAAAGACGACAGACGACACCAATCAATGTTGGAAGATTATTGGTTGCCTCGTAGAGAAGGTGGTAGAGGAACAGAGATTACTACTCTTCCAGGCGGAGAAAATCTAGGTCAATTAGAGGATGTAGAATACTTTCAAAAAAAAATGTACAAGGCAATGCACGTTCCTGTATCTCGACTAGAGGCTGACTCTGGTTTCTCTTTGGGGAGAGAAAGCGAGATTACTAGGGACGAGCTTCTTTTCAGTAAGTTTATTGGTAAATTACAAACAAGATTTTCAATGCTTTTCGGTGAAATACTAGAAAAACAATTGTTACTGAAGAACATAATAACTTCTGAAGAATGGTCACAAATAAGAGACAAAGTTCATTATAAGTTTGAAAAGGATCATTACTATACAGAATTCAAACAACAAGAAACAATGACCCAAAGAGTTGATCTTGCCAGAAACATGGAAGAATATGTCGGTAATTATTATTCTAGAGAATATTTTAGAAAGAACATTCTAAGACAGTCAGAAGAAGAAATAAGAACCGAAGATGTACAGATAGAAAAAGAGAAAAAAGAGGGTGACTTTGATGGTGATATGACTATTGATGACATTTAGAGTGTCATAATGTTTATAAATATTAATAGATAATTTTTTGGAGATAAAAAAAATGGCAG